AAGATTGTCATATTACCAGCTGCCAACTGAATATAATCGTTTACTGATTTTGTTACGATCGTGCCATCTGGTAAGATCTCCAAATAAGATCCAGACTTGTGATAAACTTGAACGCGCTCTGATCCAGGAGTATCGTCAAACTCGAGGATATGTCCGCTCCGAGTAGTCATCGTACTATTGTAAGGATACTTTGCTTTATACTTTGATGCCGGTTCAATATCAAAACCATCATCGGTTTTAATACGATTACGAGTTTTAAGTTCCGGCTCGCCTTGACCTCGAGCATAAGATGATACACTGTGATTATCTTCTGGCGCATAGTTTAACACACCAAGAATATATGCCGACTGTTGATTCGGAAGCTTCATGCACATGACTCGAGATCCCTTTAAGAGACCAGTCGGACTTAATCCAATTCCAGAAACTCCGGCGCTCGTAGTTGGCATCATAATATATGACGGCAATAAATCTTCAGAATTCACTTGATTAGAGTGACCTAAAAGTTCTCTTACTAAAACTCTGCCAGTTTGTGGTTTATCAGCTTCTAAACCGAGATCTGAAGTCGGATCTTCTGCTACTATACCTTCAAAGAATCTTGGAACTTGCATTTATCATCCTCTAAACTGTGTGTGTTTTTGGCAATCCGCCGATACCATCTTTTACGAGCTCTAAACCCTGTGCATATTCTGCTTTTTCGTTGAAAGTTAGCATATGCCGACATTTAGTTACAACATAATTACCTGTCGTGACAGCGCTATCTTCATTCACAGGATTTTCTTCTCCTCTTGTAAGGCCGGCCGCTTCAGGTAATTGACAGTGAATCACATCTCCAACAGTAATGGCTGAATCTCCATAAATAGTGATTTGCATAACCACTGTTAAAAAGTGACTCATATAGTAAGGCATATGATTAAACTTTTCGGCTCTCTCTGCATTTCCAACAGTCGGATCAAAAGGAATCGCTCGAGGAGCTCCTTCATTTCCATCTTCAGTTTTTTCAACCTGAGCTTTAAGATTTGTAGATGCAGATCCTTCGTTTAGCGCTTCGAATTGTAAATTTTTTGGATCAGCTTGAAAAGAAATGATGTCTCCAGTGACACTATTTTGTAGTTGACACGTCGATCTTCCACCTCCTATTGATCTTAAAATTCCTTCGTTACCGCTTTGAATAATTTTAGTAGTTAAGATGTTTCTCCACTTTGCCCCAGTTACATTTAAGTTGGTTAAAGTAGATTGTGTAAAACACTTATCACCGATATTTTTTATGCCTTCTTTGATTAGTGTTTCCATACTTTTAAAAACAAATCCATACTTGTTTTCAAAGAAGTAAAAGCAATGCCCATTAAATTCTTGAGACATTGCGTGCTCTAATCTAATTTGATCAATACACTCGAATGGAGTCTTTTCAGTAAAGTTAAATGCGTGCAATCCACGTGTTTTTTCTGCAAAGAAAGGTTTGTTTGATTTCACCAAGTTAAGATACGCTTTTACCATATTCTCAGACTCAATGTTTTTTCTAACAAGCGGGGCGTTTTTAATAGTCACGGATTTCCATGCTTCATATGTAACACACTCCACTTTATAAATTAGTGCTTTATCATCGGGAGAATTATAACTGACCGGTTTATTAATAATATAAAGTTCGTATCGAATAGACGATTTTGAATTATCTTCGTCTGTTGTAAAATCAATGATAATTTTCTTATCTGTAAAAACAAATTTATCTCCTGCACCCTTCGCCTCATAGAATTCGAATTGTGCACGAACAGCAGGTTCGAGTATAGATTCATATATGTTTGCTTGTACACACACAGGAGTCAAATCAACAGCCTTGCCGCAATCGACAGTTTTTGCTGTGTTATCAATCATTAAGAACTCGTTAAGTTTAAACTGTCCATCTCTAATTTGAGAAATCATATTACGAACTCAATTGTTGTATAAATTGTTTTTCTGTTTCAGCGAGATAAGAAGACTTGAGAACAAATATATTTCGCTTCAGTTCGTTTCTTTCTTTCTCATCATCATATGCGTTGACGGCATACCAATACTCTGTTTCTGCAGTAGAAATGTTTTGCTTTATCGGAGTAATTGTTTTTATTCCTTCTGCTTGATTGACTGCAAAAGTTCCATTGACATGCTTTACGGTTAAGCTATTATTTTCAAGATCAACATAGTCGACAGTCGCATAAGCGCCAGTGCTCGTCTGAGACACTCGATCTCCGACTTGGAATTGTGTCGGAGAAGCAGTAAGAGTCAACGATAATATTTTGTTTGTGGATACTATCCAATCTTCTTTGATTCTTTCGTAGCCGATCACTGCGCCAGTATTCGTAAGCTTTGGCTTCCAATACTTTTGAGTATTTGTAGTTTCGTCCGCATCGAGCGCATCGTATTGTTGAAGAGTAATAATTCTTTCATCTTCATGCCAGTTTAATCGATAGAAGAGAGTAATCGCTCGAGCATTCGAAGTTGAACCATACTTTGTTTCAATATAACTTTTAAAATCTTCTGTTGATTTATAGTAATCGTAATAAGGATCAACGATGTTGTTCGTAAGATAGATCATCCAGTCAAATTTCGAAGATCCGTAATAGTTATAAGACAAAATATCTGGTCTCTCAAAGCCTTCTTCAAGAGTAAACTGAAAGGTAGAATAGATTTCTTTTTTTGTTTTATCAGTAAAGTCGACGCGTGCCAAGATATTCTTGGCAACGTTTCCGCCATAGTCTACAATTGGAAATCGATCGAAATATCTTGCCATTATTTGGGTTTCTTTTCTTCTTTATTACTAAGCGCACCTTCTACGTAACCCGTAGTGTCAGCTATTGTTTTATCAATATTAAAATCAAGTCCTGCAGCATCAATGCCTTTTTGTATTTGCGCCTTGAAAGTTTCCCAAGTTTCGCTCAGACGATCTCCGCCTTCTCTGCCATAATCACGCGAAGTTTGAATCTGTGTTTCAATCATTGAAATTGAACATTCGATAAATGCCGGGTGGCTTGTGCCTTCAAAGAATGCAGGAATTCCTTGCGGAGAGTAATTAAGTTCGATTGATTGAATGAGACACGGGAAAAATTGAATTAATCCAGGTTCACCTTTCATAATTCTTAATTCTGGTTGACATAAGAAAGGATATGCGAGGGCCGCAGTCCCTAAGCTACTATATGATGGCAAAGCATATGCCTTCATTGCTTTCAACAGATTCATTAACTGTTGACTTTCTTCTGGATTACGAGGAGCAAAAGTCCATTCAAATCTGTGAGTACGAAGCGGGACGCCGCTAAATAAAGCTTGTATGTGAGGATTTGGAACAGCGCCAATCGCTTGAGCTCCGAGAGCTCCTACATCTCCTGTTGATTGAACCATCGCGCTAAAAGCAAGCGCTGCGACTGAATTTGTTATCGCTTGTGTTCGTTCTTTGCCTCCTGGTGATGTTACAAAGTTTTGCATCGCATCCGCAATTCCACCCTTTAAGCCAGTGGCATTTGGCGCAACTTCAATATCAAAGCTTTCTCTTATTCCTTTCGGAAGAGGAAGAGCAAATGCTTGTACAAACTTGAGATCTCCTTTTGTATGAGGAGAAGGACGTTGGTATTGTTTAAACTTAAATGACATATAATAATTTTCGCTGATATGATCAGGAAATTGCATCGTATCCAAACCATCAACAGTAATTTTATTCGAAGCTCTTTGAATAGCATCAACATATGTTTCGGCAAAAGCAGAAGCGCCTATGATATTACCATTTTGCGGATTGAAATTGTTACGAATGTCGGCGCAAGATGCTCGTTTCATTTCGCTTGTAAATGTTTGGAAATACTTGTCTTCGAGACCGGCAGTTAAAGAATCTCCGAATCTTGCAGAAAGTTTCGCTGCAGTTGCATCAGAAAATCCTGCCTTCTTTAGTGCTTTGGCAAAAAGATCTTCGACTGCATTCTCGAGTTTATCTTCGAGCTTATTCGTAATCTTTTTAGCAAGGTTATTCAGAAGCCCTCCCGAGCCTTTTTTAAAGTCATCTAAGCTTATTAAAAATCCGTCTCTTGCCATACTGTCTCTCAAATTTAAAAAGGCTATCAGCTTATTTATAAATAGATTTATGGCTTATCAAGGAAAGTTTCGACCAAAGGATATAAAGAAATATCTCGGGGACTCGAACAATATCGTATATCGTAGTCGATGGGAACTTAAGTTCATGATGTACTTAGATTCGCATCCGAATGTCGTGCAATGGGGGAGTGAAGAATTAGTCATTCCTTATCGCTCTCCTCTCGACAATCGTGTACATCGATACTTTCCAGACTTCATTGTGAAGAAAAAATCACCAGAAGGTAAAATCGATACGATTGTCGTCGAAATAAAACCTCATGCGCAGACGCGGCCTCCAGTGGTGATAAATAAGCCTAATAAGCGTTATATTAATGAAGTCATGACATGGGGTGTCAACGAAGCCAAATGGAGAGCTGCAGCAGTATACTGCAATGATCGCGGTTGGAAGTTCGACATACTCACCGAAAAAGAACTAGGAATTAAGTTTTAATGGCAATAGTCTTTGATACCATCATCACACAAGGTGTTCGTTCAGGACAGATTCCTGCGCGGACAAACTCTGCGCGTGATTGGTTTCGAGATACTGCCGGCAAAATGAATCGTATTAATGAGCGTGAGATGATGAAAGGCGATGTGAGTCGTATGACTACTCAGCCTTTGCTCGGCTCGATGTACATGTTCTACTACGATCCAAAGCATAAAGAAGAGTTACCATATTACGATAGATTTCCTTTGATCTTTCCATATAAGAAAGTTAAGGGTGGATTTATGGGACTCAAATTACATTATCTTCCTTTGCAACTCAGAGCGAAGTTGATGGATGGATTATATGACTTTGCAAACAACACACGATACGACGAGTCAACTCGCTTGAAACTGAGCTACGAACTCATGACTCAAGCAGCAAAACTAAGATGGTATGCTCCATGCATTAAGCATTATTTGACTTCACATGTACAGTCAAAGTTTATGTACGTTTACCCATCAGAATGGGATATCGCCTTATTCCTACCAACAGAACGCTTTGTCAAAGCAAAGAAGAATCAAGTTTGGATGGATACGAAAAGAATGCTAGGAGTTACTAAGTAATGTCAGATGAAATCCTCAAAGGAAGAACCAAAGGAAATACCGTCGCCGGGAGAGCTTTAACTTTTTTTAGTCCACTGGTCACAGCAATATCTGGAAAACCTATCAGTGCATTTGTTCAGTCGAGTCTACCAAAAGGCGGTAGAGGCGGAGGAAGAGCCCCACAAGGATCAACGGAACGCGCTTATCAAGAAGTATTTGACAGACTTGCGGCTCGTGATAATCCGCAGGGAGCGCAAGGCGCAACAAGCAGAGGCGGTTCACAAGGTGCAACTGCGAAACCTAAGCCTGCGGCAAAAACACAAGTAGCTAAAGGCGTCAATACTAATACAAAACAAGAAATTGAAACTAAAAATTCTGAATTTAGCACCGGTGAACGCAGTAAAGGCATATTTAATATCGGTCGATTCCGAGCCGAAGTTTCTGGTGCAGATAGTATACTTCCTACACATAGCTTCTTAACAGTTTTTGCTCCGATGCCATGGGCAATAAAAAAGTTTCCGGCCGGAAATCTTGATTCGCTTCTGACAATGAGATGCGATAACGTTGTTCTTCCTTCTATTAATCTATTACAAGAACAAAATATCAGAAGATACGGATTTGGTCCAGTCGAAAACGTTGCGTATGGTGTAAATGTCGGAGACTTCACTCTCCAGTTCATCGTCGATAAAGACGCGTTGGTTGTAGAATTTTTTGAAGAATGGTTAAACTTAATCGTCAATCGCGACTCTTTTGGTGGCGCGAATATGAATAATAATAAAATTGGTGGTTCGCGAAGACCATATGAGATCGCTTACAAAGATACGTATGCGTGTCCGAATGTAAACGTATTTGTATATGATCGATCACAAAATGCTGTGATGGAATATCATATATATGATGTGTTTCCTACCGGCATACAAAGTATGAATATGTCATGGAGCGAAGAAAATACTTTAATGAAGTTAAACATCACTTTTTCTTTTACCGATCTTCGAATTGAAAGATCGAAATCGAAGAATAAAAAAAGCCAATCGATTAATGATGAAATTAAGGTGACTGCGACTGGTCCGTATGCGGTCCAAGGAAGCGGTGCTGGCGGTGTTGTTGATCTTGCTACTCTCGATCCAACTGGTGCTCGAGGTCTTGAATTGACAGATCTATCAAATGAAACTACGATCATCGGCGATGGATTTAGAACGAGAGGTTCTTCGGCGCCTCTTCCACCAGCCACATTTTCTAACCGCGGCGTTGAACTCGCCGGGTTTCCGAAACGATATGACACTCTTGGAAATCAAATAACAACTGTCGAAGCATAATTTATAATTTAGGAGAATATATAATGCCTTTACCAAAAATCGACCAACCACTCTTTGACGTGACCATCCCCTCTTCGAAGAAAAAGATTTTCTTTCGACCGTTTCTGGTCAAAGAAGAAAAGATCTTACTCATCTCGCAACAAGGTGGAGAAGATACTGATGTCATCAGAGCCATCAAACAGATCTTAAGACTCTGTGTGCAAGATGAAGATTTTGATGTCGATAAACTTACGACTTTTGATCTTGAATATTTGTTCTTAAAACTGCGAGCGAAATCTGTCAACAACATTGTCAAGTTATCTTATCGTGATAACGAAGACGATAAAGTTTATGACTTTGAATTAAACCTTGATACGATTGAAGTCGAAATGCCAGAAGGTGTCGATTCGACTATTAAACTGTCTGATAACATTGCAATGATCATGAAGTATCCGAGCTCGAGCATCACTGATAAGATCAAGCAGTTTGATAATGAAGTCGATCTCATGACATTCTTTATTATCAATTGTATCGATACCATCGTAACAGAAGAAGAAATCTACCCTGCTTCTGAGTATACAGACAAAGAACTCGAAGAGTTCCTCGATCAACTACCAGTCAATTCTTTCGAAAAGATTCGAGAATTCTTTGAGAAGATGCCGAAGTTGTATCATAAGATCGAATACACAAATGAACTTGGTAATGATAGGAGTATCGAGTTAACGAATCTCAAAGATTTTTTTATGTGGCGCTGAGTCACAACTCGCTGCAAAACTACTATAGTATGATCTTTGCTTTGGCTCAACATCACAAATATTCGATCACTGAGATCGAAAACTTAATACCTTATGAAAGAGATCTCTACGTTGATTTATTAATGGCTCATCTTGAAGAACAGAGACAAGAAATAGAGAGTAGAAGAAAGTAATGCCGTTATTTGAAACACCGGTTTCTGCTGCAGTAAAATCGACCATCGAAGGTACTTTCGGTCTAGCAGGAAAAGTAGTAGAAGCTGCTGGCAATGCCGTGCGCGGTGTTGGAGAAGCGGTAGGAGGAGCTCTCGAAGGAGCTCTTTCTCCAGCACCGGTAACTGTTATTAATGGTGTTGGCATGGCAGGCCAAGCCGGAAAATCGAAAGTGTCTGGTTCAGGCACTATTCCTGCTTCTCCTAAAAAATCTGCACGACCGGCAGTCAATCCAAATATGCCTACAGAAAAACTGTTAGTAGTAGCAGTCAATTATCTTTCTTCGATTGAAAAAACTCTTGAGCAACAACTTCAGTTTGAAAGAAGAGCCTTTCAACAACAGGCTCAAGCAGAAAAAGAAGCTTCGATAGAATCTGGTGGAAGCTCATTTGGAAATCCATTTAGTAATTTAGGAGAAAAACTCGACGCGATAAAGGATAATGCGAAAGAAAGAGCTGGAACTGTTGGAAAACTTTTAATCGGTGCCGGTTTGCTTGGCACTCTTGGCCTCGCGGCTCTTGGAAATTTAGACACATCACAATTAGAAGAACTGAAATCGAATTGGGCGGCTTTTACTGATAAGATATCTCCTATCATTGGTTTCGTTGAAAATTTTGCGGCCGCATTAGGCACAACAGCAATCGCAGGAGCGGCAGTAGGAAGTGTTTTCGGTTGGAGAGGAGCACTCCTCGGATTAATTGGTGGGAAAATATATGAAGATGCTTATGGAACATTTAATGAAAAAACAGGACAAAGAGAAGGCGGTCAAGGACTACTTTCATCGATAGTTAGTAATTTTCCACTCGCGGCGGTAGCTATAGCTCCTGTCACCGCTATTAAATTTGCATATAAAGGACTTAAAACTATAGCAGGTGCACTTACTGCTTTTACAAAAAAACAAGCGGCAAGATTTATGGCATGGTTTGCAGAAAAAGCTTTTATACGTTTCGCTTTCTCCGCATACGGTAAAAATAGGTTGTGGAATCTTTTCTTAAGATACTTAGAAAAGAAAGCTCAACAAAGACTTCTTGCCCAAATCGCTGCGGTCGGAGCTGCAACTGCCGCGACTACTGTTGCTGAAGCCGCGGTAGCTTCTACCGGCGTAGGTATTCCAGTTGCGGCTGTTTCTGCTGTGGTAACAAAACTAATAGCAGCAGGTTTTACTGCTTGGTTGCTATGGGATTTGTATCAAATTTGGGTAGAATTCTCAGAAACAGCAGAAGCGAGAGCACAAGAAGCTACCGACGATGAAAGAGCAAACGCATCGCCTGTATCTACAGCTGCAACGCCTGACGCGACATCAACATCCGGATCTGCAAATATATCTGGAGCTCCTGTGGCTTCTGCAGCGCAAACGGAAAATCTTCCTTCAATTCCTGCGGATGTAGAAAAAATCCTTGCTACTATCAGAACACGCGAGTCTGGTGGCAATTATGGTATTCCACATCCTAATGGCATGCCAGGTCAAACTGCATCCGGCGCTTATGCTTTTACAAATGGATCTTGGAGAGGATTAACCAAAAAGTATAATATAGGAACAGAATATAGCAGTGCCTATCTTGCTCCTCCACCTATTCAAGATGCTGTTGCCGCAAAATACGTTCAAGAAATATTACAAAAAGCCGGCGGTGATGTTTCAAAAGTTCCACTTGCCTGGTATACAGGCAATATACAAGGAAAGATGTCTGCAAAGGCGCTTGCTGTAAACAATGGTATGACTCCACAAGCATATCAAGCAAAATGGATGGCAGATTATACCGGTGGAAAATATTCGGCTTCTTCTTATGATTCACAAGGAGCAAGTTCGCAACAATCAGCCGGTGTTATGGGTTCTCTTGCTGATTTAGGTAAAGGTGCAATTGAAAGCGCTGGTAAAGTGCTTCAAGCCAGTCTTGGAGAGATGAGTCTTACGACCGGTTCGCAGTTATCTAATAAATTTAATAATAATATGCAAACTCCTGTGAAATCAGAATCTGCGGCAGCTGCCAAAATTTCTAAAATATCTACAGAATTACAAAACACTGTTGATTTAGGGAAATTAGATTCTACTAAAGCAGCAACTCAACCAGCATCTGCAGGTATATCTCCTGTTGGAAAAACGGGATCTTCAAACGATAGTAAGCGAGATCACTTTGATCCGAATTACCCAAGCGATAGCTTGCTTATGGAAAAATATATGCAACATCAAAAATTGGTAATTGCATAATGGCTGAACCGGTTACGATTGGCGGCCAAACCTTCATTAAAACTGGCGATGGATGGGTAGATCAAAAGACAAAAATAAAAGCGCCCGAAGGCTTACTTAAGCTTTTGAATAATCTTCAATCTGAGAATTCTCTTTCTGAAGGCAAGAAGAAGCGTGTTCGTATTGATCCTTCTCGACCTGTTATAAAACTCGGTAAAACAGAATATGTATGGGATCTCAACGGAAAAGTATGGATCGATAAGAAAACAAGAGAAGCTTCGAATCCGCGTTTTAGCTTATTGATTGAAGCAACATATCAGTCGACACTCGGCAGTGATCAGTTACAAGATCCCGGTACACCAACTCCAAGCACTGCGGCCGCAAAAGCAGCAATGAAAGATGTGCTTGCAAATAATATGTTTGCAACAAATCAAAAAACAAAAACTTCAAGGACAGGAAGTGGCACACTTCCTTCAATGAGTAATATTAAAATTAATTCTCCTATCGTTCAGATGATAGAGAAATTAGCTACGATTGACGGTTATCTCAAGCAAAGATTAAATAACAATATATCGTTATATAATACACGAAACGTTTCTACAAAAGAACAATCGATAGAACAAGGTGCACCACAATCAGATGCTACGCCTAATTTAGAACAAGAAAAAGTCGATGCTGAAGTAGAAAAAGCAAATAAAGAATCGAATGGTATATTATTAGGTGCAGCCGTTGCAGCTGGAGCTCTTTTTATATCTCAACTCGATCCGGTAAAAGAAACTTTTAATGCTATTGTAAACTTTGCAAAAGGTGTTTATGATTTTGCATCAGGAATAGCTGGAGTTTTTAATGACGGCCTACGCAATATTGTAGGAACTCCAGAGTCAAGAGCAGCAGAAAAATCATCAACTGAAACTGGTTCTTCTGCAACGGACGTAACACAACCCACCGCCGGAATGCAACAAACCAACGATCAATCAGAAGATTCCACAGCATTTTCAGGTCCAAAACAATCTGTTGCTTCCGGCAATAAAGCTTCAAGTGGACCGAATTCACCCGAAGAAATTTTAACTGCTTTTCCAGGACCTAAATCTTCTTCAAAATCCGGTACTTCTGGTGGCACAACAGGGTCAAAGGGTTCTGATGCTACTCGCGCCTCTTCTTCTGCAACTGTTGTGACGCCTTCTTCTGCAACTCCTACAGCTCCTGCAGCGCCTGCTTCTGCAACTCCTGCGAATTCTTCTGCAACTCCTGCAGCTACTCCAGCTACTACGGCACCAGCTAATGGTACAAAATCTACGGCGCCGGCACAAGCAACTCAAACAGGTGGATCTTCTCCAGGTGCAACTTCTAATGAATCATTGAGTAAAGCTGCACGACTGGCTGCTAGCCAAGTTGGTATTGGTGAATCACAAATAGGCAACTATTTAAGACAAGGTGGAGTCGGATTAGATCCGCGAAATGAAAAATGGTGCTCGGCATTTGTAAACTCTACGCTCGCTCAAGCTGGATTAAAAGGCGCAACTAACATAGCCAATAGCTTTCAAAAGTGGGGAGATAATATTCCAGTATCTTCTGTTCAAGAAGGTGACATTGTTATTCAAACTCGCGGTTTAGGTCCAGATGTTGCTGGCGGCCATATAGGTATCGCAACAGGCGTAAGACAAGGAAACAAAGTCGAGCTCATAGCTGGTAACACTAGCAATAAAGTTAAGAGATATTTTTTAGATAACAATGCTAAAAATGGATTACAGATAAGAAGATATAACCCGCAAAAACCATATGGTAAAGGAGCAGTGGGAGGAGCGCCATTAGGAGGAACTGGAGATAGCGCTTTGGAACAAGCGGTTGGAGCAGGGGTTGATTTAACGGAAGGCGCGATCAAGGCGGTTGGAAATATTCTAAGTGCTGCTTTAGGACCTATGAGTATTACTACTGGATCACAACTTCAAAATAGCTTTAATAGCACAATGTCAAGTGATATAGGAAAAGCGGCGAGAGAAAAAACGAATGCGATTGTCGATTCAAAAATTATAGAATCTGCAGCTGCTACGATAAAAACGAGTTCAACAGATACAAAGGCTTCTGCGAGTTCTTCTCAAATGCAAATTGCTGAGTCGGCTGGAGATAACGCCAGCATTCAATATTACTTAACTCGTATGGGATTTGCGCCGCTCGATTATAAACAAGCGGCAAAAGCATAAAAAAAAGGGCGGCCGAAGCCGCCCTTTCCCACCTTATCAATCTTCTTCGGCAAGCCGTTTGAAGAAATCGAGATCATCGTCATCATCACTGACTGTGGAGGTAGGAGCAGCAACTGCTTCCGCCGCCTTGAATGTCGGTGCAGGTGCACGATATTCATTTTCATCCAGATCAACACCACGAATCTTTGCAGGCTCCGCAGAGAGTGCAAGGACTGTATTTAAACGAGTCTTAAGATCTTCATAAGACTTGAACTGCTTCAGATCTACAATTTCAGTATGCGAACGCTCCTCGTTGTAGACCCGCTCAAGCTCACTGTCATCATCGAACAGTGGTGCGGGAGTATCGAATTCAGACTTATCGTAGTTGGGGTAACCCTCAACCTTACGAATTTTGAGCTTGAAGTTAGCACCTGCCCAAAGATCGAAAGGATTTACTGGCTTCTCATCTTCAAAACCTGGGTTCATCAGATCGTTCAGCTTATCGAAGATTTTCTTGCCATACTTGTACAAGAAAACTTTGCCTTCGTTTGCAGGATTGCCTGGATCCTTCACAACATAGATGTTGCTGTGGTATGCCAAGCGACGCTTCTGCTTGCGCGCGATCTCCTTATCAGAGTCAAGACCAGTATTCCAAAGAACGCTGTTATGTTCTGATACAGGATCATCTTTACCGATAGTCGTCAACGACCGCTCGATATACCAAAGCCCGGTTGGACCTTGGAATCCATGGTCCCAAATGCGAACGAAGGGAATATCTTCGCCCTTCGGTGCAGGAAGGAAGCGAATGACAGCGTAGCCGTTACCAGCCTTATCGACGGTATGCTTCCAATATTTGCCCTCATCGGGATCTGTGTAGGTGGTATTTTGCTTAGCAAGTTCTTTGGTGAGCTTCTCGAAAGAAGAGTTGGAAGAACGCTTAAGATCTGCAAATGACATAATTAATCTCCTATATGTCGGTTTTTTACGGTATGTTTCGATGTATTTCGATTGCAGCGAACTGCAACTGTATTTATCATGAAGTAAAGACGTCCTTGACAATTTTTCTGCACCGAAATGCGTCATAATGAAAGAACGGCTTATACTTCAGCAGCTTCTTGTGGATGCTGGGCCATAGGACACCATCCTCAATTTTCTTGTTCCAATGACCGAAGAACCCGAAAATATCATTGAGGATAATCACCGTCTCGATTGAAATCTCGCGACGAAGATATTGTTTCAGTAGAAAGGGATGTTGCCCATTCTTTACAATAACACAATCATTGAAATTTGTACATAGTTTTTTTACATCTTCTTCAAAAATATAAGAAAGAGATTGTTGTCTCTTCAACCATTCATTGTACACTTTCTCTGAGTCATCATCAAACAGATCGCCGATCCATTTCAGATCACCATCAATAAAGTTGGCGACCAAATATTTCAGAGGATCTTTGTGTTTTGACAGTTTATAGAATTGATACTTATCCTTACGAACGTCAAAGCTCGAAGGCTTGGCTCCGATCTTGCCGTTGTATTTGATATAGTCATAGCTGTCTGTTGTGAAGTGATTCTTGAGGGCGAGAAAGGTGGTGTAGCTCTCGAATGGAGTCATACTGGTAACTTAGCCCTCTTTGGCATGAAGTTGAGTTCTTCTGCTTCGTCTTGAAGCTTTGCCTTAATACGAATGTTGCTACGAATAATACTCGCCGCAGCCTCGATCTCGATGTTATTCTTTTCACAATAGTGGACGACGGCATCCATATAGTCTAAATTATAATTGATAACCAATCGTTCAATTTCTTTAATAAACTTTTCAGAAGTCAATGCTTTCGTTGAGATGACGTCGTCCATCATAATATAATTATCCTCTATAAAAAATGTGTGCACCAATTTTAGTCGTACGATCAAAGACTCTGCCCCATGATGGGTTTACATAGTCTGCATGGTAGAATTTTGCACCTCTTGTAACGTCACTGTAGTTACCCAGATATACGTTTTCGGCAACGGCTGTCGCCTTACGATATGCTGTCATATCAGCTATTCGCTTTCCTCCCTCACACTTCCATGAAAATTGGCATACGCGCGCAGTTCTCTGATTGATAACCGCACATGGTGTCTTTGGGAATCTTTTATCTTTTACGCGATTCAATACTACATTGTTCACCGCGATTTTGCCTTTTGTTGGCTCATGGCCTGCTTCGAAATATGTATTCTCGGCCATGCATTTGATTTGTTTTTTATCGTATTTGCTCAGATAGACTGGCTCTTTTACGATCTTTTCTTTTTCGATTACCTGAATCACTGGGACCTTTACGATCTGTACCTCAGGTTCTTTAGTTGGAGTAGCCAAAGCCACACCTGTGACTGCGATAATACCTATGACAAAGCCTTCGGCCCAGCGTAGGTACGGGAAATCTTTTCTGTTTTCGAAAAGTTTCATGTTTGTCCTCTTAGTCTCAATGACCTTGGCAAACAGAGACTACTGTGCAGGCATCTCAGCCATATAGTTTTCTGCCGCTATAAGAAGATACACAAGAGAATAACGAAGTATCTTCCATCCATTTCCCTCTTACTGGAAATGCAAAATCATTAGTGTTTTCGTCGGTGGCATCCGAACGATGCCGCTTTCTAGCCATCTAAGACTTGAAGTTTTTGTAAGAGTCAATGGAGGGATTAACCTCCGTCATATTTTATTTATATTGCCGCCAGCAGTTTTTCTGGCGACTCGTAGCACCAAAGATTCAACTGGTAGCAAGTGGCCCGTTCTGTTCCAAGGTGGAGCCATACCCGTGTAGATCATGCCGCTAGGCGGATATCTGCAAAGCTATCGTTATCGTTAGCATTTATGTTTAGTGGCACTTTGCCAAGCAATCAGTCTCGAACCGCCCTATTACACGAAAATCGAATTCCATGGTCACCCCCATCATAGACACACTGGAGGATTCGAACCTCTCGTTACCGGCGTCAGGTAACATTACCACCCGTTGTGCCCTTCGGCTCAGTGTGTCTATGGTGGAGGTGCGGGGAGTCGAACCCCGGTCTTTCCGCCTTTATTGTTGATTGTCAACAACTGATATTCTATTTATACCCTAACGGGCTTTAATTGTACATGCTTAATTGCACCAAGACTGCTTCGCATCACCAAAATATGCACGTGCAAAACCGTTCTTAATAAGCAGATCTCGAAGGCTCATACCATCAAGAAGGATGTCTCCGAGTACACGGCCACCGAATTTGTCCCAATCATACAGAACAACCTGATGCTTCTTCGTACCAGCAATCACATCTTTGACAAAAACAGAAGCTTGCTCGCCACGCTTCTTTTCGCTCTCGCACTTGGCACGAAAGCTTTTTTCTGGAGTATCAACACCAAAGATACGAACGCCGAGTTCAGGCTTAAGTGGAGCTGGCAAGTATGGTGCCTCGATGACAATCGTATCTCCATCAATTGCTCGAACGATCTTTGCATCATAGGTTACACCGACGGGTGTTTTCTGAGCAATTGCTGGAGTTGCTAGCATGACTAATGCTAGAGCGATAAAATTCTTCATATATTTTCCTTAATTACAAGTGGTTTCCCAATAAACATACCGGCGACCGTAGCGCCACTCGGTAATCTGTTCACGAACGCAGTAGCGTCTATCATATCGATAATCTGGTGGATAATAACGAATATCGTTATAATCTTGATTTCTATCTTCTTCTGGTGCTCGTTCTTTTGAAGCAAGCACACCTACAACGACACCGCCGATAATGGCACCACATAGCCAACCACATCCGCTTTTACGTTTTTGTTTGTGTTCGCGATGTTCTGTACGATCATAATTTTTTGCAAGAACTGGAGTAGAGATCAGCATGCTGCTGACAATTGCGAATGTAATAAGCTTCTTCATATTAGAACCTTTCATCGATATCGGCAAACATCACTCGTTTTCTTGGATCTCCATCAGTGATACAGCGAGTCAGTGTAAGCGCTTCTTTGTAATTCTTTGTATGGAACATGACAGGAAAGATGATCTCATCATCCTCCATTTCGAATGCCATTCCAACAAAGTAAGTACCGTTTTCTACCATAAACGTATTTATAATTGGGAGAACCGAAGCTCTCCCAATCATATTAGGCAGCATCTGCAAACTCCACCGCAGTTTCGAGCGCCTTCGTTTTGAGGTTCTTGTTTGAACCATACCAAGCAGAAGTCATGCGATTATCTGCATTGCGACCGATCATGTGGTCAGTCATGAAGGTGACTGCGTTGAAAGCCTGCCACCAGCTACCTTCGCCATACTCTGCGCCAGGCTGTTGGTCCATGATTTCAAGAGCAATACCAGCATTCTTGCTAAGATCTTTCTTCGAACCAGTAACAGGGAATATACGCTGGAAATACTCGACGATGTTCTCGTCAGTGTAACGCTTCGAACCAAGATAAGCAGCCATTTCTTTGTACTTGGCAAGCTTTTCTTTGGCGACACCGAGTGTTTCCTTGACAATGTCACCGTCAAACTCACGACGATGGCTAACCTTTACAATCTTGCTCGACTGACTGTTCAACGAGAGAGTGAGAGTGTTGTTGCAAACAACGCGAACTGGAGTGAAGCGAACATCGATCGACCAACCATACTTATGCGGATTGGTGAAAAGCAAGTAGGAATCAACTTGGTCGCCTTTGAACAGTTCGAAGGAATCTTTTACTTTTGCCAAGGCCCAAACAAGCTGACCATCGCGAAGCGAACCAGCGGTGTGCATTTCCATCTCGCCGGCTGCAACGAAATCATTGAAGAATTCGAAGGCTGCTTCGTTTTGATTAGGAACCCAATCGTTCGTGATCACGTCGAGGATCTTGTTGTCGACGTCACGAACCAGAGCGGAGTGACCGATGTCGGTTTGTTTGCCACCGATATTGGCAAAAGCAGTAATTGGATTGACCTTCCAGTCAAGACCGGCCGCCTTCAGCATCTGATTCGGTGTAAGGTCGTTCGAGACCTTCGTACCGAGACCATGCCATGGGGTTTCGCCTGCATAAGCCATTGAAGCCTTGCCGTCGAGAAATTCAATCATATGAGCCATAATATATTTTCCTTTATCAATTTGGTATAACCATTCTACCAAAGAATGGCTTATTTGTACATGTTTATTTTTAATTAATTTCAAACTCATTTAGCATTTGCTCAAGAATATCTTTGTAGATACGCTTAGCTGTGCTGACCAACTGACGCGTTGAACATTCGCTGAAGTCAAAACCATCGCATTCCATTTCAGTCTGAACACGCAATGCGTCTTCCAAAGAAATTTGGAGGCCTTCAGCAATATCTCGAGTAACTTGATTCATCATAATCTCCTTAGCTTATTATTCATACTACCAAAGTTTTGATAAAATGTACATGTTTATTTTTAAAATTATGCATTATTTTCGGCTTCAGCGGTTATCAGATTAACCGAACCAATACCAAATATAGTCAAACCCAAAAGGCCTTGAAGCACAAAATGCGTTACGTCTGCATACTCAGGAATAAGAATGAGGATAAGCAGACCAAGAAAAATCATTACATAATTCATATTATATCTCCAACGAACGTTCATAAGATTCGCGATCGGCTTGTTGATCAAACCAGTCGCTGAGAGTTTGACGATCAAGCCATTCTTCGTAACCTTCCCAAAGGGACTTATCAAATTCAATATTTTCCATCATAATTTCCTTTAGCTTATTATTCATACTACCAAAGTTTTGATAAAATGTACATGTTTATTTTTCGATAAAATCACAAACTAACTGAAAAAAGTCATCAGGCTTTTCGTCCTCGAGAACCATCAGATAGTCGCGAACATCTTCGGTAATACCATGCTTGGCGAAATATGCGGCGATTGCTCGCTGCACAGTGTCTCTGCCGAAGTACTCAATGCTAGGCGATACAGTCATACTTCCTCCATCTGATCAACCATAATCTCAATGATGCGTTCGAAGTCATCATCTGGATGCAAACGATAGTCTATTGCGACATCATTGTACATATCTTGTAGGATATTCATGGTTTCTACACCGTGAGTACCAGAGATGCCTTCATAGACATACTCGAATGGATCATTTTGTTTCATAATGTATTCAAAAAGTCGAGTCATAATTAAATCTCCATCATACGTTCAAAAGCAAAACGCTCGGCAAGAGCGTCGTAATTGCAGCAGTCACGGAATGTGACCTTAAACTTCATCATCTCAAGCGCAGTATCGGCGAGACGAACGATCGAGTAGTTAGAAGGTGACTTCTCGTTGTAGTACTCGATATAGATCCAATCGATCAGGTTACCAGCGGCGTTCCAGTCTTTCGTGATCTTGACTACTTCGCCGCGGATAGTACCAGCAGCAGATTCGTAGCGAACGCGATCACCGATCAAGATAGTCTTTGGAGCAGCCATTTTTGTTTCCTTCTTCATCATATATCCAGGATACATTGTTTTCAAAATAATGTACATGTTTATTTTCGAAATTTAGAGATAATTTTCGAGTTTGAATTGGTTGAGAATTTCGAGAGTGGTGAAGGTGATGGTGATTTCGGGATTGGTGTTGTTGGTGTTGTAAATGATGTTGGTGATGTGTGAATAGTATGGGGCGAGA